TTTTGGACGTTCTGGCCGATGAAATCTACAATCTGGCGTCCGGCCTCGGCTTGGTATTCAGGCGTGTTAGCGACGCCAAACGCCTTGCCAAATGGCTGATCCACGGCGCGAACCATTGCCTGAGTGGTTGCTTGCGCCTCTTCTGGTGTGCGGCCAATACGAGCCAACGGGTAGCCAACTTGCTGTACAACCGCAGGTATCACGCCGCCAATCGTAACGTCGGCCAAAGACGCCGCACCGCGCCCAAACCGCGCCAAGAGGCCGGGCGGCTGGCGCGGGCCGGGGATGCCCGATGGAGGCGCAACAACGCCGCCGTATTGTTTTGCAAGTGCTTCGTAATCTACCGGCGGCTGCGTTACGACGCCGCCATACTGTTTTGCAAGTGCTTCGTAGTCCATTACAACCCCGCAGCTTTTCTGTAACTAGCCGCCGCTTCAGCATTAGGAAACGTCATAACACTTCCGTTGGGCAGTGTAACGGTGTTTCCGGCGCTTGTTGCGGGCGCCCGTGTCGGCGCGCCAGCGGGGATTTGTGCGGCGGTTTCGCCAGGTAAAGGCGGGCGCGGCCTCAACGAAATCTGGGGTTTATACGGGAACTTGACGCCGCGCTGCTCTGCGCTAGTAACGTCTTGGTTATACAGATCAACTTTTGTACGAATACTGTCAGCAAAAGCATCAAGCACCCTAGGCAAAGCCGTTGGGTCTGTTCCGATGCTGCCCAAGGCTTGTTGCAACGCCATTTGTTGCTGTTGCGACGGCTGAGAGTCCAACTTTTTAAGATTGTCCAGAATACCGAAAAACAGCCTAGACCGCAGTTCTTGAGCGTCTGTGACGCCGGTGGTGTTGATGGAGGTTCCAAGCCGGTTGTTGAGAAAACTTGCGGCAGCCAGAAGCGGTTCGCCTCCGGTGCCCATAAATCCTTTCGCGCCCGGCACAAGAGCCTTAGCTTTTTCAATGTTGTCAAGCGTAGGCTGCGCGTTTCTTAACGCCTCAAAGGTAGTTCTTGCGCCTTTCATGTACTCGGCTTGCGCGGTTTCGCTAGCCGGTACAAACGCGTTTACTTTGACATCAACAGGCGCTGTGACGGTGCTGGTTGATCTGTTTACCCCGCCTGTGTACGGGACTCGCGTTTGTTTGCCAGATGCATCTATACCAATAGTAAATTGCGTATCTGTGTTTTTATCAACATAAACCGGCGTGTCAGTTCCTTTGGCAACGCCAATTATTTCAACTCTCGGCGCGGTCGGCGCTGCCGGCACTGTAGCAATTACATTGCCTCTGGCATCGTACACAACTGATCCGGGTGAAGCGGTTGTGGTTTTAGACATCAAAGCAATGTCTTTATCAATCGATTGGGCAGCCTGCAAAGCGCGAGGCGTGCCCAATGCGAGAAGTTTATTCCGTCTGTCCTGAAGCGCCGCAATAGCATCTGACGTTGCTGCGGCTGGCGCTGCACCCGTAGCAGATGCTAACTGATTGACGTTTGCAGGCGGCGCAGTGGGCGCAAGAGCGTTAGCCTGAGCAGCAGAAGCAAAAGCACTTGCGGGCAAGGCTTTGTCATAGCCCAGATCTTGAGCTGCGCGAGTTTCAGGCGACAAAAGATCGCGGCTAAGTTGCGAAAACGCCGGCACTTGCCCCGCAGACACGCCAGGAATTTTCATGCTTGGCAAAGCACGGTCTAAAGCAGCTTGTTCATAAGGATTTGCCTGCACAAATGCAGCCATTTGATTTTCATTCAAACCTGTTGCTGCTCCTTGCGGTAGCTCGTTAAAAACATTAGTCAAACGCGGAGGCTGTTGAGCGCCCGTGCCAATGTTGTTAATTTGGGCGCTGTCAAAAGTACCTGAGCCAATAGTTCCCATTGGCACATCTTTGCCTGCTATGGGAAAAGTCGGGGCTTTTCCACGGGCCGCAGGCTGCGCGCCGCCGCCAGTTGCGGGAGCTGCGCCGCCACCCATAATTCTTTGAAACGCATCCAGTTCGTCCAAATCTTTTTCTAGAGTCAAACCGAATTGAATGAATTCTGGTACACCTGATTTAAGGTAAGCCCTTGCAATTTCTCTACGATCAGTTGGACCACCATTCTTTGCCGCTGCGGCTTGAATTTGACTGATGGCTTGATCTTTTCGGCGCATCTGTTCAAGCTGCATGTCAGCAACTTCCATTTGACGCTGACCGCCCATGATCTGTTGCACCTGGGCGTAGTCAGCCAAGGCATTACGCGGCTGGTACTCAACCGTAGGCCGGTAAGACATAGCGATGTTTGGGTTAACCAGTGCCATGATTAGTACGCCATGTTGGCAAAGTTAGAAGGGTCGTAACGGTTTCTGTTTAGCGCCTGTTGCAATAGCGCGTTTTGGGCTTGGCTGTTGCTGTAGTTAAGGTATTGGTTCAACCCACCACCAATAGCGTTTGCAGCGCCCATATAGCCCGATGCACGGGCTTGAGCAGCAGCGCCCATAGCCTCACCAGCACCACTAGCGTAAGACTGCCCTGCTTGGCCTAGTTGGTTGGTTGCAGTTTGCCCAACACCTGCCAATGATTGCAACGGGTTTAGCCGTGCATTGCGCTCGGTTTGGTAGCGATTAAAGGCGTTGGTGTACTCTTGCGATGCAAGGTCTTGCCCAAAACGCTGTGTTGCTCGCAGGGTGTTGCCCGACAACAAACCACCACGGGCAGCAGCACCGCGCTCTAAAGCCTTCATGCCCTCAGACATGCGAAAACCGTAGCCAGGATCAGCCTGAAATTGCTGCATCCCAAACGGGGTGTATTCTGAAGCAGCTTCTAGCTTGCCAAGCGCACGAACACCAGCCTCTCGAAACGGTGCCTGCAGTTCTACCTGCCGCTCAAACATTTCGCGTTGCAGTTCAGTAGAGCGGTCAGCAGCACCCGCTTGTTCTTTTGCAGCCCTGTTAGACGTTAATCCTCCCAAAAGGGAAGAACCGATCATTGCTGCGGGGATCATCCATGCGGCCATATCAAACTCCTTAGTACGTCACTTCGCGCCCGCTGACGCGCATGTTGATTGCGCTGGCAGTGCCCGCAATGGTAGAAATAAAGTCGCCAGGGTTAAGCACTTGCCGAACAATCTCAGGGAAGCCATACGTTTCTGACGGTTGCAGCGTTTTGGTTTTGGTAATCAAGTTGTTGTTACCAGCAGAACCCGCAGTTGTCACCAAGTTAACGCTAATCGTCGCCGCAGTGGCGCTGTAGTTGGTGGCGGTAAAACTATCAATGATAGTTGTAACACCCGTTGCCGCAGTGTATTGCGTTGTTTGGGTGTTTTCAACCGTCTTGGCGGGAACGATGTTTTTGACAATAACAGTCACGGGTTACTCCAATTCCAAAGAGTTGTTTGAGTCGTATTGCGTCATTATCCAACTAGTTCCGTTAGAAACCAAGGTGGCATTTGCACCAGCAACCGCCTCCAAAATTGCGGTTGTAGCCGTACCGCCAGCCAAGGGCACTACGTTGCTTGATGCGGATACCAAAGTTTGGTTTTGGTAGTTTTGAAAGTGCAATACGCGCCCAATGTTAATCCCAGTAGACGGCAGGGTTACGGTGCAGCTAGACCCTGACTTGTTGTTAATCAACCAAGTCTCGTTGTCGGCAACGGCAAAGTTTGCGGTTTTTGTAGCAGGCGCAGAAAACAAGCTAGCTATGGCTTGGCTAATAAGCGCAGGATCAAACACCGGCTGCACTTCAAGTGCTTGAATTTGCTTTTGAATCTCTGCGGTTATTGCCTGCAACTGAGCGCAACACCCAGCAAGCTCAATGGCTTGCAACTGCTTGTAAATCTCTGCAATTTGCGCCTCTGTGCTTAACTGTGCGGGCGCTACTGACAAACCATCAACTGTTTTAACAACCTCGGTTAAATTTTCTTCCGTTGCAGCAATTGGGCCAAGTTGAACATCTTGAAGTGAAGCGGTGTTTTTTCCTTCACCAACTAACTGAAACATGTTCAAAAAAAACCGATACCACTCACGCGAGATCAACCCCGTTCGAGGGTCAATCAGCGCAACCCGTGGGGGTGTAATATTGGTTAGCTGTAAGTTTGCCATGTCAAGCGTTGGTAGGGCTAACAATCAACTCAGCGCCCATGATGGCGGTTTTAACAGGGTCGGTCATAGACAACTCATACACCCTGTCGCGCAGCTTCATAGTCATGCCCAAGCGCCGAAAGAACACGCGGCGGTAGTATTCGCCAATCTTTCCAGCGGCTGACCAATGTTCGTTAGACCAAGTGTGCCCGCCGTCATCAGACCAGCGCAGCATAACTTGCGGATCAGACCCTTGGCCTACATTTAGGCCAGCGCCTGTTTCCATGTCAATTTGCAGACTGTGGTGCGTGGTGCGCTTGAGTGTGTTTTGCCCGGTAGGCAAAGCCCGCCACGTTCTTAGCCAGCGTTGAATCTGCCCGTTGTCAGCGTAAACGTCAGGGTTTAACGCGTACAAATTTCCGTTTTCGTAATCGCCAACAATCACCTTGTTGTTAAACACCATTTGGCAATTGCTGCGGTGCCGCGTAAACTGCCCGTTGCTCCACCCAGCCCGCTCATGCCAAGCCTGCGTAGATGCGTCATACACCCAAGTGGTGTTGGCGCTTGGGAAAATCAGCACATAAAAACTGTGGCCGTCTTGCTGGTAGGTGTATGCCAAAGCGTCACTAATGTTGCCGTATTGCTGAATGTGCCACTCAACGGCGTGTGTGCTAATACGCTGGCCGGTGTAACCGTTGGCGCGGTAAACAATGCCCCTGCCCCGAGCGTCTGCGCCCAGCCAAAAGATGCCGTTGTCCATCTTGGCTAAGGTGTATGCCGAAACGCAGCCAATCTCGTTAAACGCGCCCTGAATGCGCTGCAACGGAAAATCTTGCGTCCCAGCGTTGTACCAAACCTCAACGGAATTGGTGCCAAACACCCACACTTCTCGATGGTCAACAATAATGCCCACTACGCCATCAGGCGAACCTTCTGCGCTTGCAAAATCAAGCGGGTCAACAGTCAAGCCATCAAGCAGGCTGGTGATCCAAATCTTTTGGCTGTTAGGCTCGTTAAAAACAAAATAGCCATCAAGATAGCCTACCGACACAGCGCCCGGAAAGTCGCCGTCAGTAATTTGCGAAAACACGTTGGTTGTGTTGTTGTAGATGTAGCTGGGGCCGTTGGCTGCAACAAACAGTTGCGTCCCGTTGTCAGCCATGCTAACCGGCCCCGTACCCGCAACAGTGCCCAACAAAGTAGCCGTGTAGTTAGCGCTAATTTTGTACAGTTGCGTACCCGAAACAACAAACGCTACCGTAGCAATGTTTGAAAACGACCACACGCCCCTAATAGGGCCAGTGCCAACAGTTGCCAAAAACTCCAAGCCTGGGCAGCGTTGCAAAAAAGCAGGTTCTTTGCCCTCTTGCAAAATTTCTGTAAAAAGATTGACCATGCGGGCATCGGCAGCGTTGACGCTGCGTGCCACATTGGTCGCCCCCAAAATTGGCGTTTTCATTACATGTTCCCGGCATAGATGTTATACCTTTGCCTAGTCGCAATCAGCGAATACGGCATAGACATTACATCGTCGGGGTTGTTGATGCGCTTAAGATTGCGCTTGCTGGTCATGGCAATACGCTGAACCTGCGGGCTTGGTTCTACGCCAAACTCGGGGGCGATCTCCATTGCTAGGTTGTACGCAAACGCCCGCAAATACCCAGGTGGAAACAATAGATCGGTGTTCAGCAGCGGAGGCTCGGTCAGTTCTTGCACGCTGATAAAATGCCACTCCAGCAGCCTTGTGGGCCGTGGGTAAATGAAGATGTCAAAATCCGGGTAGGTGTTATTGACAAACATCACCTGTGGAAACGTAGACGTTACGGTCTTAACCGCAATGCCGTTGTACTGCTGTTGGTTGATTTGCTTTATTCCATAAGACACGCCCGTGCCGGGGTCTCTAAAATAAGTAGCGTCATCAATCAAAATAGGGCGCACGGCTGTTCCGTTCAGCCGCACCAGCGAACCCGTTGGGCCTAGCGTTTCATTGATGGAACCAACAGGCCAATTGACAATTTGGTCAATGGTTGCAAACACCGACAGTCTTTCGGTGTTCCATGAATCAATCATTTGCTGCATTGCAGCAAGACCCGATTGAGAGGTTGCCGCAGAAGGCGTTTCACCCTCGGCTAGTACACCCAGCAGACGCAATGCCCTATTGATCTGATCGCCTGCGGTGAATGTAGCCATATCAATCTCCTTCGTCGGGCACTTTGCGGGGTCGACCGCGCTTGGGCGCTACTATTGCTTGAGGCGTAACCTCATCATCCTGATCGTCAGGATTGTAGCGTGACCACCCGTTTTTTTCATCAAAATCTACTTCCAAATCCATAGTGGCGACTTTAGCGCCATGAACCGGATGCGTAAGATAAATAGCGGCCATAAGAGTAGGGGGCCAAAGCCCCCGTTTGGTTTTACAGTACGTGGATTACAGCAAAGTTGATTACCACGGCCTCGGACAGCGAGCCGCCCGAAATATTGCGCAGGGTAATCGTGCAGCTTCCAACGGCCTTGCCAGAAATCCAGCAGTTGTAGGCACCAGCAGTAGCGCCAGAAGAAACGCTCAAAACTACAACGTCTTTTACGCCAATGGCGCTGTTGGTCAACGTAAACGAAACGTTTGTGGCGCTAGCCAAAGCCGCGCCGTTCATAGTGATTTGACCAGCAGACTTGTTTAGAGTTACCCCTGTAGACTTGTTTGTCAATTGAGTCACTGTACCGCTTGCTTCTGCAGCATAGCCAAGTTCCTCAGTGGCATAACAAGAGCTAAATTCCGGATCAAGATAGGCAACGCCAGTTGCTTTGGTGTTAGGCATGATGCGTCCTTTTAAGAAAGGGGGCCGAAGCCCCCAAGATTAACCAATGCGGTAGACCGTAAAGGCGTTATCAGCCGTCTTGCGAAATCGGAAGATGCCGCTAGAGGTGATGGGTAGTGCAACCGTAGCGTTACCGCCATCGCTAAAACCAGTACCAGAACCCATTGCCAAAGCAGCGGTTCCCGAGCTGGTGCCGATGTTGATAACAATCAGGTCAAACGTATTGCCAGCCCCTGCGCTAGACACAACGGCATCAATACCAGACGCTGCGGGCAGCGTGTAGGTTTGAGCAGCCGTAGCGCCAGAGCCAACAATAAGCACGCCAGCAGTTACCTGAGCAGCCGACAGGGTAGCGGTGCCAGCCTGCGACAGAGGTAGTGCCATGTACCCAAGAATGGTTTCGTTGCGGTTGCCATCGCCAACTTGATAGCCGCCGCCGCCGTTAGGAAGTGCCATGATAAATTCCTTTCAAAAAAGTTTAAGGGATTAACCCCAAATCCTAGTAGCCATCGGAGCGCGAATGACGCCGTAACCATACAAAACGTCAATACGGCAAGGCATACGGTCATTGTTAATGTCGTACTGGCGAACAATACGCAGGCTAATGCCGTTGTGAACAGCACGCGAGGCCATGTCAACACCTTGAGGCAGCAACAAGTCAGCCGTAGCAAACGTGATTGCGTCCTTGTGGTAAACAAGGTTTTGAGCGTATTGCTGGCTAGGAGCGCCAACAAACACAACGGCTTTGCTGTTAGCGGGCAGCGCATTCACGGTAGCCAACGCATGATTGGCTGAGTAAATGGGAGCCACGGTCACAGTAGCAGTCGTGGTGGCGGTAGTCGATGCAAGGGCCACAAACTGAAAAAGCGAACCAGTGGATTCACGGGTTTGCGGGTTTACGGCAAAGCAATCAGCAATGGTAAACACATCACCGGGGTTGATGGTTTCACCAGAGCCAACAGTCAGCGTCAGCGTGGTAGCGCCTTCAGCGGTCACGGCAGCGCCGGTAGTAGCGCCGGTTGCAGCGCGAGTGCCGGTCAGGTGCTGCTTGATGGACTGCGACATGTTGATTTCTTCAAAACCAAGCACGCCCGTGCCCATCATGCCGTTCTTAAACTGTTTGGAAACAGTATCAGTCGGGTTAAACAGACCTTTCATGCCTTCAACCAGTCCAGCGTTTGCAGCAGGGTTAACCGTGGCGTAACGAGGCGACATAACCGCAGCGTTCTCGTTCAGCTTTTGCTGGGCTTGCAGCAAAACAAACGAGGTGCTGGGCGTAGTGCCAGGAGTGCCCACAGAGTTGCCGATGGTGCGATAAGCGTTAGCCACATCAGCATCGATGCTGGAGGCCAGTTGGCTAATACGCGGTTTCAGCACACGCTCTGCAAAGTCGTCCAACTGCATGGTCAGTTCGGCAGTCGTGAAGTTTACGCCAATGTGTTTCTGGTTAGAAACAGAGAGGGTCGTAAACTGCTCGTTGTCGTCCTGCACTTGCAGCGCCGCACCGTCAGTGACCAAAGCACGGTCAGGCAGACGAATACGCAGAGTCGAACCAATCTTGGCACCTTCAACAGCAAAGCTGTCATCGTACTGACGGTTTACGTTACGGGTGAGTACTAGGTTGTTCTCCAGAATCTCCAGAGCTTTCCGAGTAATCATGTCAATGGTAAGAAGCGAATTGCTCACGATACTTTCCTTTCAAACTTTTAGCGGGTAGCCTGCATTTTGCGTATTTGCCGCTGACGCTCTGCTTCAATCCACTCTGATACGCTCATCGACTTGGTAGACCGTGGGTCTGTCGTGTCGTAACTTGGGTTTCCGGAAGCTCTTGCGCTAATAGGCGTAATAGGTGCTGGTGCAGACGATGTTTTCTTAACTGGTGGATTATCTGCCAATTTGGCTTCAATACGACCAATTTCCTTGGCTTGCAAAAGCGGCGACAAGCGGGCGATTCGATCAGCTTCTTTTGGATTAGACCCAAGCCAATAGGCTACATCGGGGCCAACCTCAGACGCTTGAATTGCTTCAACCATCTCTCTCGTAATTGTCAGGTTTGGGTTGTAGGCGACTTGTTCAAAGTCGTCATAAACTTCCCTAGCCGTTTCTTCACGATCCTGATACGCAGACTGCATTTCAGCGCGTGCTTTTTGAACTTCCCGCTGGGCAATCAGTTCTTCAGCCTTCCTAACTGCCAGTGCTTCCGCATAAGCTTCAGTAGACTCAAACTGATCGACAGACGGCAAACTCTGAGGCACTTGCTGCGCTTGCTGTGCAATGCGCGTTTGTTGCTCGCGTTCCCACTTACGTTGCTCTCTTGCAAGCCGCTTGCTAATCATCGCATCGATTTCGGCCTGGGTAAATTTCTTTTCCTCGGGCGTCTGCTCGGGTTGATTCTCAGCGACTACCGGCGCGGTTTCTTGCACTACAGTAGCAGCCGTTGCTTCTGGTGCTTGCGCGGAGTCTACTTCCGCTAAGGTTTGAACTTCTTCAGTCATTTCATGTTCCATTGGAACCCCGGTCTACTGGGCCGGTACAGTTCTCAGATTATGCGTTAAAAAAGCGCTTGTCAAGACACGCGAGTTATGCTCACAAAGTTAAATCGCGGGTCGTTGTCTAGGTTGATTGCGCTGCCTTGATTGTGGAGCAACTTTATCTCCAAATAATCAACGCCTCCGTTCAAATACAGCAGCGTATCGACAGAACTGGTCATTTTTATCGACACCGCCGCCGCCGTTTGCGATGCAGCGTATATACCAGACTGATAAAAATTGCCGTTGACGTAGATTCGTATTTCAAATCGCGTGCCAGACGGCCATGTGTAAGCGCCTGTGATGGCGCTGGCGCTGATTTGGTAGTAGCCATCGTACAACGGCTCAAACTTTCCGTTGCCAGGAGAAAATTCAGACAGCGTGTCAAACTCTTGGCTGGAAAACGTCATAATGGTAGCAGTGGCATTTGGAATGCTGCCGGTGCTACTGGTGTCATTTGCCCTGACTTTGGTACTTGTTGGGCCAATAAACAATTGGTTTTGTGGCTGCGTTCCTTGGTAGGTAAACCCACCATCAAGAATCTCCCACATGTTCATGTCATTGACCGTAACCGCGCTGTTCCAAATATGGGTCACTACGTCACTAATAATTCTGAACCTGTTTTGACGCAAAGCGACGCCATTGAACGTCAACACATTAACGCCAGACTCAAAATAACCGCCAAACTCGTTTGCGTCGCAAGCCAACACAGTTGAATCAACCGTAATAGCTGACAGAAAGTCAAACCACTTGTTTCCACCAACACCCATGCCAAGTTTGTTGGCGTTGAAAACTTGCGTACCGTTGCCTGTGATTTTTACGTTGTAGTCGCAACGAATGTTTAAATTGTCAAGCCTGTTGAAATAGATGCTGGCTGTCGATGTGTCAAAGTCAATGCCAACTTGGTTTGTTGCCACACCAATCTTGGATACGACAAAGTTGGTAAATGTCCAGTAACTGCAACCATTGTTTTTTATCATGGTTTTGCCGTTAACAGCAGACCGAACCTCAAAACCATCCCATTGGCAATACCAATCACCGACAATCAATTGACCTGTTCCGGTCAAGGTAATTTTTGTTTTACCGCCAGTATTTGTGTCTCCAGCGCCAGCGCCAAACAAGCCAGATGTAATTGTGACAGGTGCGTTGACAACGTAGTCACCTTGGGGCATCCAAATTGGTTTTCCCGTTGCTGCCGCAGCAATAAATGCGGCGCTGTCATCAGTTGACCCATTTCCAACAGCGCCGTAGTCAAGCACGTTGACCATTGCGCCAGAAATCATCGAATATGTGACTTTTGTGAGTGCCATACTGAGCCTTAGACGAAATAGGTCAAGTTGAACTGAATAATTGTGTTTGTTTGCACATCACCAGCCATTGCTGATGCTGATCCTGCGGCAAACTTTTCAATCCTGATTTGTGATTCACTAGGAATGATTCGTCCCATGATTGCGGTAGTTGCGGTCACTGCTAGCCCCGTCGCATAAATTGCAGCCGCTGACCGGCTACTAGTGTCGGCGCTGTTTGTAAATGGCAAGCCTTGCAGCAGCAACGCGCCCACCGGCGACGATACTGACGACACTTCACAAATGCCCGTCACAGTTACAGCGCGTCCAACGCGTGTGTACTTTGCTGCGGCTGCGGATAGCGTAATTAATCCACTGGTGCTAGGCACAAGGGCGGGCGTCCAACTCCCCTCCTCATACCAGTTCAGCAACTCGCTCGTCATCCCTGGCGCGTTAGCATTGGCGGTAAAATTAAATCCTTTGCCAGCAGTTCCTTGAACCAAGTTTCCTGTAGCAAGCGTTTGATCGCCTGTAAACGATTGGGCTGCGTCTGTACGCGCAGCCATAAAATTAGCGTCTGGAGTTGTCATTACTCGCGTTGCCCCGGCACTTGGCCCTGCAACTTGCAACACTCCGGTAGTGGCGTTTGATTGAATTTGCCTTGGTCGCAAATCATTGTTTGCAACTTTTCTAGTTGCGCCGCTTTGAACAATAGGCAAAACTTCAGTACCCGCAAGTGGTGTACTTGCGCTTGTTAGTGCTGAAATTTTTGTAAGCGGCATATCAAACGTAATTTACTTCAATTTTTGAGCCAAAAAGTGCCGTTCCTGGAGGCGCTTCAGAAAAAGTAAGCACAGCGCCAACAACACTGTAGGTGTTTTTTTGCTGGTACACGCCATTGATGTACACATTGGTTGTGTTTTCACTTGCTGGGGCGCTTGCTAACGTAAACGCAACCGTGCTGCCGTTGCCTGTAAAGTTGGCAATAATTGCAGCAGCATTAAAACTGCTTCCTACGTTGTCGTAGGTTGCCAGCAAAACATCGGTGCTGGTGCGAAGAACAAATTTGTACAAACGTAGCGCATTCCAAATTTCACCTCCAGGCACTCGGCCAGCCGCATCCAAAATAATTGGATTGGTATGCGCGGTGTTGCCGGTGCTTGATGTGTACGTTGCCAACGGTGTTGATGTGCCCGCCTCGTAAGTGTAAATTTTTCCACCCGACAACGGGTTGCCGTTGTTGTCAAAGAACTGCGAACCAACGCCACCAAAAATTGACAAAGACACTGCTGGCATGATTAAGCACTCAATGCAGCAACTTTGGATTGAAACTCTTTGACGCGAGTTTCATGCGCGGCAATCTGCGCGGCCAAAGCGGTTTTTTGTTTGTCGGTGCTTTCTTGCGCTGCAACTTGAGCGGCAATACGGCTTGCTAGAGCTTTTTCTTTGGCTTCAATTTCTTGCAGCTTGTTTGTTGCTGTTACGGCATCAGCAGCCGTTTTTTCGCTCAAGCCGTCAGCATCTGCTTTGGCTTTAGCCCAGACTTGCTTTGCAGCGTCACGGTCTGCCTTGGCTTCTGCTTTTAGCGCCGCAGCTTCAGCCTTTGCGGCTTCTAGTTCTTTCTTGGCGGCATCGCGGTCTTTGACGGCAGACTCAGCCGCGCTCAAAGCGCCTTGGCGCACAGCCAGTTCATCGCGGGCCGCAATCATTGCTTTAACATCGGCCTGAAATTGCTTGCCAATGTAGTCAAGCATCTTGGCTGCGTCGATTGTTCCACCAGTATCAAAGACTTGCATATAAGCCTCAAACGTAGTAAGTGATGTTGAGTTTTGCGCCCGCAGTTTGCTCAATAAACTGAATCTGCGTCAGGTCGCCATCGTATTGCAGCGTAACGCCAGCGGCCAACGGCATACCCACCGCCGCAGTAGGCGCTACGCCATCGTCACGCCACCGAACAGCTTGAGCCTCTGGCGTAATGATGGCAATTCTTGGGGTGCCCACAAGACCGTTTTGGTCGCGCTGCGGCACAGTCAATTTTGTTGCGGAGGTCAGCGTACTGATCTGCTCATAGCCCATTACCGAAGTAATTGCTTTTAGGTTCATCGACATTAAAATCTCCTTCGTTCGGTAAACGACCTAAGTTTAATCAAAGTTTGGGCTGCCGCGTTGAGTACGTCAGACACGTTGTTAGACAGCGCCGAAAAATACCCGATGCTATTACCGTTAAAGTAATTTTGCTTCAAGTATCGGATCATGACAAATCCAGCGTAATTGCAGTTCGGTTGCCGTTGTTGTCAACGTCAGCCACAACCCTGTTTTTAGTGTCGTTAATGTCGCGGAACGTTTCGGTTGCAGTTCCCGCGCCGCTCACTTTACCACCTAATACAGAATTTGCAAGCCTCAAAGATTCTGCCAAAGATACGTTAGCCTCAACGGTTGCGTTTAGCACTTCGCTTGGAATTGCTTGCAGCAGCGTGGTTGTTGACAGGTTAACCTCGTTCTCGCCCAACACCAAAGTCAAAGCTTGCACCTGAATAGCTGTGCCAAGCACAATCCGCAGGTACACCGTGCCCGACATGGTTACGCCCGACAACGATGCGCCATACAAAAACCGAATGATGCCGGTGCTTGAGCTTGCTCCTGGCGAGGTGTTGGTTAGCGCGTCTGCTTGGGTTGCGTAGATGGTCAGCGAATCAATACCGCTGAACAACAACTCAGAATCAAGGTTGGTTGCCCGGATTTTAATGTTGTTAGACAGTGTGGCCGTGCCCTGTGTAAAGTTGCCGGTTACAACCACAGTAGCGGTTTCATTCAAGCCAGTTGTGTGCGTGATAACGCCAGATGACACCGCCATCATGGCAACGGCAAGCGGGTCTAGCGTAAACGCTGAGTTAGCGGTAAGCGTGCCAAACCCTTTGGTGAACTGCGGCCCAAGCGCAATGCCTGTGTTTGTAGTCGCAAAGTACCGACTGTAATCGTAGATTTTTTGCGTAGTTTCAAGGTCGGTGTAAGCGGTCACGTTAACAAGCGTGTCGCTAACAAAAGAGTCAACCAAGTACAACGCGGCTACGGTTGCACTGTTGGTTGCTGGTGTAAACGTGCCGGTTTGGTCTTGATAACCGTACTTACGCAGCCGCCATGTCCAAGTGCCAGTGCCGCCAGTAGAGTTGTAGGTGTAGCTGGTGCCGCTGCTAGAAACGTAATCAACCTGCGTGTTGGTTCCGTCAGACAGGTAAATCTGCGAGTCTGCCAACAACCCCGTAAGGTTAAGCTCGGTCACAATTTGCGTGGTCACGTTAGTGCCTACCGTGCCAATGGTTGATGTAGCTAATTGCACCGTAACCAAACCCGTACCACTGTTGCTGACAGTACCGCTAACACTGCTGTTGGTAAACGTAACCGTAACAGGCGTGTTAGTGTTAAAAGTAAGGTTGCCGGTAATCGTTACACCCGTCAGGTTGATAGGCGTAGCTTGGGTAACGTTGCCGGTGATGCGTGCACCGTTAATTGTGCCGGTGTTGATAACAGCGCCTGTAATAGCGCCGCTTAAAGTGCCCGCATTTGTCACTGCGCCGACTAAATTAGCTGAAACTGTAGTGCTAGCGTTAACTTGAATTGCCGCCGCTTGCAGCGTGGTGAACTTACTTGATGTTGCCAAGGTTGGCGCTTTGATGGTCAGTACGTTGGTTGATGTGTTGGGTAAATACACACTTGCAGCCGCTGAATCAATAACGATGTTGTTAGCGTACACCAAAGAAACACCACTAATAGTAAAAGTTTGATTTGCGATGCCCAGCCACTTCATATTGGTGATGTTCAAACCCTTATCGTACATAGAGTAGTCGTAGACGCGACCAAGGTCAGACAACACTGTGTAAGCTGCTACTGTGGCAGAGTTGGTTTGAGTAATGTTCAAATCAAGCACTTGGTTGAAAAACGCACCATGCACCACATTTAATGAATTGCCCGCCGTGCCAAGCGAATAACTGGACTGAGCAAAAGACCCCGACAATGGCACAAAACCATATCGCCAAATGGCGTATGTCCAATTAGCGTTGTTATAGGTGACGGGAGGGTTTGCCGTGCCCGCTCCGCTGTGCGTCCTTGCCAAAACAGTTAAGTCTGTATTGGTAGTGGTGGTGGTGACAGACGTTTCAGTGGTCGTGCCATCGGCCTTTAGAATTTGAATAAGTGAGCCGATGCCAAGGTTTTGGTAAGCGCCTTTAAAGTACCAATTGAACGTGACGGTTGCACTACCGCTTGGCCTTGCAACTGTAGTGATTGGAGTCAGCACATTAGTAAAATTTGCAGTAGCCGAAGTGATAAAAAATTGATCCCACAATGCGCCGCTTCGCACATCTGACACGATAAACCGTTGACCCGATGGCGCGGCAATTGCAAAGCCGTTGTAGCCCGAACCAAAAACCGCCAAAGCACCATTACCCACAATCTTGGCAGAACCACCAGAAACAACGGCGTTATTGGGTCGCCAACAGATATTGAAACCAGTTAAAACCTCTGAAGAACAGTCAATAAACTGCATCCTGCTTTCAGTGCCTGGGAACCACGGAGCGTTGCCACCGCCTGGGCCAAGGATGCCAGCTTGAGCGTCAACTTTTTTCCAAATCAAAGTCTTCGCTCGGCAAATCGTGTTTGCTTGGTTCATCGGCTCCCAAATAATCACGGCGTTTACAACTGAACGCTTGCCCCCGTAAACAATGTAGTGCGCCGATAGATCACGCGCCTGAACACCACCTTCAGAAAACGAAGATGTAGATGTGTGGCTCCAATCGCAAGCGCCATACATTTGACCAGTTGCATAATCTTGCAAATGTCCTTGCACCCACACGCCGCCAAGCAAAATGATGGGCGGGGTTGTTGTGTTGCCAATTGCTGACTGCATAACGCGAGATTCATCGTAAATGCAAGCCCCTGTTTCGTCGCCAAGCACACCCACAGTCGCAAAGTCTGTGATGCTAGAAACGTTGTTTGAAATGCTCCAACCCGTTGTTGCACACTCAGCCCAATTTTTTGAAATCAGGAGTCTGTCGCCCACCGCTTGCGTAGCGACAATGCCAGTCGCGTGATCGTAAAAAGGCGTTTCTAGCTCAAGAACCGTGGTACTTGTTGCTCGGCGCACATAAGCAATCCCTTTAAGGGACGCACCAATGCCAAGCGTCACATTGTCAATCGTGCCCGTGAAAACAGCGCCATCCGCTTCAATCTTGAAACCATTGGAGACTGCGATAAAGCTAAACCGCAATGTCGTGAGTGTGGCTGTGTTGACCGTTGCCAAAGTCGCCACAATGTTTGTGGCGTTGGTCATCGAGTTGCAAAAACGCAAATTTGCGCCAGCAGTGCGCGTGTATTGCACTGTAACTGTATAAAGTTGCCCGATTACCAAGCTCACATTTTGCGCGATCAGGTTTGCGGCAGCAGTAACGTTGGCCGCGCCACCCGAAATAGTGACACCTGCGCTTAAAACCCAATCCGTGTTGGTTGCAAAGTCGCCATTAACAATTAGATCGGGGCCAGCCGGAGCGTAAAGACAAGCAATGCGTTGAATGCTTGGAAAGTCTGCAACAACAAAAGGCACCGCCGCATTAACAGTGACCGTGTTGGGGCCCGCAGCCGTGAGGGTTTGAAGGGCGTATTTGCCGCCTGTAACAGTAAAAGGCATTT